GTCAGTCTTATAGAAATCGTAAGATCCTCTACGGAATCCGCTAAATCCTAAGTTCAAAGCCATTTCTTCTGAGTTTTCAAATAAACCAAAAGCAGTTCCACCGGCGAATCCACCAGAGATACCAGCTAGCATATCGTCAAAATCAAGAGATGTTTGTCTCTGTAAGAATAACATGTTTTCTTCAATTGCTCCTTGAGTATCTAAATTCTTAAGAATAGCATCAAATTCATCAAGTCCAGCAGCAGCAGTAAATCCTACTTCTACGTTTCCACGTTGTTGAATAGCAGCGAATAAACCTTGAGTTCCTGGCAATCCAGCAGAAGCGTAACCAGCTCCACCAGCTCCAGCGGCTCCGATTTGGCTAAATTCACCTTCAATCATGCTCATTTCTAGGTAATCTTCAAAGCGTAAACGAGTTTCAGATTCAGCTTTTAAATACCATAAAAACCCAGATGTTCCGTCTTCAGTTGCAACTTCAACCCATCCAATTTGAGCCATATCAGAACCAGACACTACGTATTGATCTCTAATGATAACTGGAGAGTTAGCGTATTGAGTTAATTGAGGCTCAACAGATATTCTAGCTGAAGAGTTACCAGCGCCAGCACCAACGCTAGTCCCTTTTGTGTAAGCAGAACCGTATACAAATACCTTAATACTTCCACTTGTTAAAGCAGCACCACCAACTACGGCAGCTCCAGCGAATGAAGAAACTGTAATCGTTCCATCAGCTACACCAGCAACAGCTTGTACAGTAGCAGTAACAATACCTTTTTCCTCAGCACCAGTAACGGTATCTAAAAGAACAACAGTATCATTTACTGAAATAACATTTTGAACAGCAGGTAACCCAGCAGCAGGCGCCACTGTAATCACTCCGCCTCCAAACGTACAGTTGTCGTAAGAGATGTGTAATCTATTTTGTTCAGACCAAATTACTTGATCAGATGTCATTGGCATTTCAGCGCCAACCATTCTTAAGAATCCAGATAACGTACGGTTTCCGTAACGCTCTACTTCTTGTTCGTAAATCTCAGGCAAATATTGCTGAGCAAAAGTACCACCACCGGCAGCACTGTTAAATTGTAGGTAGTTGCTTGAAAGAACCGACTGTGTTGAAGAAGGTATTAAACTACCAAATTGAGGAGTTAAACTCATAATTGTTTGTTTTTTTTAGTTAAATTTTCGTTTTTTAATTTTTAGTTTTGTAGAATCAGAACCTGAAATCGCTCTCACTTTAAATCCGTCAATAAAAACATCTCCTTGAGTTGACCTAGCTTGTGTATTGCTTGGGTTCTTAGATCTGTTAACGACGTCTTTTACAGCATCAGCTTTTCCTTGCTCATAAAAATGAGCTGCGATCTTGTCTACGTTTTCAGCAGCATATATAGCTTTGTGATAACCTTTCGTATCCTCAACATTCCCTTTTTCGTCTAGGAACTTCCCGACAAGGTTTGTAATGTTTGATTGGTTCTCTGCAACTTTATCACGATTCTGAATATTGTACTTATAGTTCTTGTCACCAACTTTAATATCGAAACCTTCGAAATTGTCGTTAAAAAGCTCCTTAGTACTTTCTTGGAATTGTGCATGCTGTTGCTCAGCTGCTTCCTGCTGCTTGTTATAGCGGTTGAAAAAATCAGTGGCTCTTTGTTGTTCTTGAGTAACGCCCGGTCTCAACTTGATCTCGTCGTAATATTTACTCTTCGTTTCCTCTAAAAAACCCTTGGCTTTAGCAACCTCTTCTTTAAATGCAAGTTTTTTCTTGCGTATATCTCTTTCTTCGTCTAGATCTTCGTCATAGTCAAAATCTTCAACTAATAATTCGATGTCACTACTATCTAAGTAAGGTTTATTTTTTTTATAGTATTCTACTAATAAAGTTTTTTCATCAACATCTGAATAATCAGTGTTTAGTCTAGTATAATCTTGAATTGTTCCACCGGTGTCTTCCATGAAAGAAATTAGTTTCTCAATGTTCTCAGGTAATGCTTTGCCAAGAATTCTTTCATCTTGTATTGCTTTCTCTACTTGAGCTTCAACTTTTTCAGTCTCTGTTACTTCTTTGATTGGAGAAAACCCTTCAACATCCTTGTTGGACTCTTGTACAGGTTCTCCCACCTTTGTGCTATCTCCGGATGGTTCTTCCACAGATACTTTCTTTGTTTCTCCGATTTGAATGGCATCTTCTTTTTCTTGTTTAGGTATTACTACTTTTGTAACCTCTGGTGGTAGCTCGATTAAAGGTTCTTTGATATTAACTTTAACCGGTTCGTTACTAGGTGTTGTTAATTTTTTTGGAGTTCTTTTTTTAATTTTAAACTCACCTTCCTGCTTAACAGGTTCATTTGTTTTTACTTCTGACATAATATAATAAAATTAAATAATTAATAAACCTACATCGCGGTAGGAACTTCTGCTTTTTCTTGCTCAAAATCAAAAGGCATTAAATCGTTTTTCCTTTGAGTTATCATTTTACTTTGTTGCGTACCTTCCATTTGTATACGCTTATCTTTTCTATCTTCTATTTCTTTTTCTTTCTGCTGAATAGCTTGCATATCCATCTGCTTCAATTGCATATCAAAATTAAATTGAGATTGCATTTTTTGTTGTTCTAACTGAGCAGCTGTTTCCATCCTGGCAATTTCCATTTGAGATCTAGCTTGTTCATATTGAACTTTAGAGCCACTTATAGCTTCTTGCTTTTGGACTTCAGTCATCGCTATCTTCTCAGCAGCATCTGCTTGAGACTCAGATTGAGCTCTTATGTTAGCTTGAGCATTTTCTTGATCTTGTTTAGCTTTAGACTTTCTTTTTACTTTAAGAAGTTGATTAGCTAATTTAAGATTTTTTATTTGTCTTAAGTCAATAGCATCTTCAAGGTCTATACCTCCTTGTTGTAATGCAACTTGTATGTTAGCTTCTAACTGCTGTTGCTCTTCATCGTCAGGTTCTAGTTCTAAGAAAATACCAAAATCATGTAGATTTAAGTTAGAAACTTCTTGAAGAGTGTTAACATTGTAATTACTTATTGAGTTCTTTAAAGACTCAGCTGTTAATGGAAACTCTAGAGCATCAGCTATCTTAAGAGCTATGTTTTCAGCAACTCTAAGAGTTAAGTATGCGCTAGCTTGCTTGATATGTCTAGTTGCTACGTTGGATGCGTTAGCGGCCATCTTTTGCAAGCCTACTAAAGTACCTTTGTCTGGCGTAGTTCCATCTCTAGCTTCGTTTAATCCTGTCACATCACGGATCATTTGTAAGTAATATTGATAGGTTTGAATAAGACTTTGTATCTTGCCTTGACCGCTTGAGCTGTTAAGTTCTTGAATAGGTACTTTACCTGGATTCATATCACCGTCTTGAGTAAGTGATCGACCAACAATGGAACCTGTTTGGAAATACATATTCAATGCTTCCGCTGGGTTATAGTTAGTTCCATTACCAAGATCAACCTCTGCAAGTCCGTCCATATCTAAATAGACACCGTCTGGCACAATCCTAGACATAACCTGTTGTAACTTCAAGTGTGTTAGCTGTATCATATCAGCAAAACCAATACATTTGCTAACAAGAGATTCAATACGTCCTTTGTATATTCTAGGCGCACAAATAGCATAATTCATTTCTACTTTAGTAGTATCTGCCATAGGTCTAGACATATTCTTAGCTAATTCCCATTTTAGCATTGTGTTTGTGCCTAATACTTTAGCTCCACTATATAATACCTCTATAGATCTAGAAACTTTTTCAAAACTATCATTCTCTGGAGGATTAAAGCTATCGTCTTTCTCTATAGCTTTTAACAACCCTTGATCTGTTTGTTTTATTTTAAAAACTTGATTTTGATACGTTTTGTAGTCAAAATACAAAACCTGGACAGTGTTTTCGTCGTAATCACCCCAACCTGTAATATACGAGCTATTGCTAGGCGTGTTTTGAATTCTTTTCAATTCGTCCTCAGTTACATTTGGAAATTCTTTTTTGAGTTCAGGTATAGTTATGGATTTTAACTCACCAACGTAGTATACATCTTCAAAGTTAGGATCTTCTGTGTATGAATATACCATGTACGCAGGATCAACATAATCTACTGTTATACCTTCTGCAGTATTAAAATTAGTTTTACATGCTGAAATACCTAATACAGTTAAATCCATATTAAGCCTACGTTTTACTAGGTCGTATTTGTTTTGAGCAAAAACAGTAGATATAGCTTCCTCTTCCGCTATTTCTATAGATTGCTTATAACTTAGTTGCATATGAAGCTCTAGCTCTTCGTCTGTTTCTGGTAGTAGGTCTGGATTGGAAGCTTGATACAAATCTATTCCAAGAGTTGCTTTTAAGTTATCTAAATATTCTTTAGCCAACATATCTTCATATATCTTAGAAGCATAATCTGTTCTTTTCTTTATAGAAGCAGGGTCTTGAGCGTAAGCTTTTATATCGTAAGTTCTAGCAGATATGCCATTTACTACTATGTCTACAAACTTAGATAATATAGGTACTGGTTTCCAGTCTAAGTTTAAATAAGATAAATCACCGTTTATAGATAATTCATTTTTGTATTTTTGTATAGATTGCTCGCCTCTAGCATATAATCTTAACTCATTAAAGCTATTCCAGTTAGTCAAATACCTATTACCTGTTGTTCTACCCGCAGAAAACCATTCGCCCTCTATAGCTTGCGCTACTTGACTTCCGTATTCTAAACTAGCTTTTTCCGTGTCACTAACTACTTGACTAGGAAATGAGCTTCTGGTATTAGTATATATATTCATTTAACTTATTATTTTTGATGTATTTCCTTTATTATCGTACTTTTTAAAACCTAAATCTACCGCCTTAGGTTTTTGCCTAGGCGCGTTAGGTGCGTATCTATGTTTATTACAAGCCATTAAAGCTAGACCTGAACTAATAGATGCATCGTGCTTTGTTCTGTTGTTAATATTAAACTTAGCCCAGTCTTCTAATGTTCTTTGAAAATATGTGTCTCCGTGACCTGTTTCTTTTCTACCTACAAAATCATTTATATAAGTTTCAATCGCTGCAGCGTGTGCTTGTTTAATATCTTCACTAGAGTTTGGTATTCCACCTAGCTCTCTTTCTGTCACAGACAGTTTATTATATTTTCTATCAGGTCTGTTAATTGAATAACCTCTGTAGCCTCGACGCTTGAAATAATACAATAGTCTAGGCTTATTGTTCTCAGCTAATATAGGCATCCCGTAGAATACACAAGCCATTAGAACGTCTTCAAAGAATATCTCAGCAGTCTGAGGCCGAGCTATATATTCTAAAAAAAACATATTTGGAGGCACGTCCTCCATTGAAAACTTTGTTAAACCGTGAAGAGATCCATTGGATCCTCTACCGTCCACAGTACCTGATATGTCGTATGGATCACAGCCAAATGCTCCGCAATGCTCATTACCAGGATAATTAGTACCATTTTTTATATATCTTTTATTTTGAAGATGCGCAGGTGGAACCCAAGTTACTAGAAATCTACCATCTTTATTTGGTACAAATATTACTTTAGTATCTTGTTTAGCGTTCTCCCATTGAAAACTTCCTTTAGTTACTTTAATTGAGTTTTTAAGATCTTCGTTAAAATCTATTTGCTCGTATATCTTTGTTAAATTAAATAGAGATTGTTTTGATTCATCTCTAAACGCGTGTTTAGTTGTGCGTGGGAACTGTCTGTAGAATTCATTTAAACTGTCTTGATCAGACTTTAAACCCTCTACTTCATTGTCCCAATACTCTATTACACCTTGTGTTATTTTTGTTCCGTGTGGATCTTCAACTCCTTCTTTTGGTGTGTTGAATACAGGAAAGCCATAAGAATCAATGTATCCTTCGTAGTTCCATTCCATAGGTATGAACAAAGAATAGAGTCCTGAGCGTGTCTGTCCATTGGCGTTTCTTTGT